GGTATGCGTCGTCGCGCCTGAAAGAGTCCCGGTACGTGTGAGGTCGGTCGTCGTGTAAGAAAGGACGAGGTAGATTGTACTCGGAGCGGAAACCGTGAACGGGCCAGAAGGCTCGGCATCAAGGAGCACATTGATCTTCGACGGGGCGAGGTTGCTGGGGTCCGGGCTGACGAACTCAGCAGTCGATACCTTTCCTGAGGTCACGCTAACTTGAGTTGTACCAAGACGGGACACGGTCAGCCAGGGCTTGAACGAACCGTAGTCCGTAAGCACTTGTTGCACCTTCCGACGCATGGGACGGTGTTCATCGACAGCCAGTACGGGTCCCTGGGCAGACTGGATCGCCTTGAGCCCGTTGCCTGCAACCACAACAGGCGGCAAGGCAACTTGGGGGGAGGCGGGGGCTTCAGGGAGCTCGAAATCTTCGTCAGGCATCGGGCTTAGTAGGGTTTGAAGATATCGATGCGGGTGCAGAGGTACCCTCCGCGGTATGGCTCGAGGGCAAAGTCTGCAATAATTTTGTCAGGCCAGTCGATGGCTGCGACGTCCGAGGTTGAGTTCTTGAGCCGGGTGGCGGGGACGGTCTTACTGAACGCGGCATACGTGTATGCAGGGTTGTCGGTCCCGGTGGTGCCAGAGAAAGGCAGAGTATCGTGCAGACACGGGAGAATGGTCACGGAGCCTACGGGCCAGTCAATGTCCACTGCCGTAGGAGTCAGGGCCTGGATCGGCTGGACTTCGTCGGCAAAGACAGTCTTCTGCCACCAACGCAACACGCGGGCCCGGCAGATCCCGGACCACGCATCCTTGTACTCCGGGGTCCAAGTGACGTTAGTCTGAATCGCGTTCCCCGCCTTGTCCTTCATGGAGACCGAGGTTGTGGTCAGCGCCAGCAGTACCCGGGGCCAGGCAAAGGGGCGAGTCGTGTAGTAGTCTAGGACATGGCCAGTCTTTGTCGGGGAGGACGCAGAGGGATCAGTCAGCGCGCCGACGGGCATTCGCGTGCGGATGACAATCGTCCACTCCGAGTTGTAGGGAGTCGTCTCGTAGAAGTCGGTGGCGGTTGCAATGTTGGCCGGGTTTGCCAGCCATGCGGTCAGCTCGGAAGTACGAACGGACGTCTGTGTGACATCGACGTGGGTGCCCAGGTTGTCGTCCCAGACTTTCTGTGTAAGGGGAGTCGTGGAGAAGCTGATCTCGATCGTCTGCTTCTTGCCTTGCAGCATCGTCGACATGGCCACCACGGACTGGACCGAGGCAAAAGATCCCGCCCCGTTCCACGAGTCCGGGTTATCGACAGTAGATGCAGTGACAAAAGTCTCGCTCGTCTTGCGTTCAAGGAACGTGGTAAACTTGTCAGGGGGCTCGAGGTTCCGGGTCAGGCGTTCCTTGTCCACCTTCGGCGTCGCCTGCTGCTTCATGTAGATGCGGCGGACAGTGCGGACGGAGTCCTGATCGGACTCGCTAGTGATCGTCTCGTCGAGAAGAGTCAGGTCGGTGTACCCGGTGATGGGGCATGCGCGGTAGTCGGCCCGGCCGTCGGCTGCAGCATCTTCAGCAATAGCTTTTGGAAGGGAGATCGTCCACGTCAGCTTGAGGAAATCAAGGGTTCCAAGAGGCCGTTCAACAACATAGCCGCCCCCTGCCTGAGAAGCCCCGAGACCTTCTCCATCTCCCTGGCCGGGGATCACATCGTACACGCGGGTGACTTCCACGTATATGGATCCGATCTGCCCCTCCATGGGCTTCATCAGTTGGCCCACCAAAACGGCGTCAGAATGGACGGGGTCAGCTGCGCCCATGACGAGGGCCTCGTAGTCCTCGCGGGGGATGACATACGTCCGGGTGTAGCGCGGAAACGCCTCGTCGCCAGAGTAGGGGTACGTAATCGCGTAGTTGTAGTCGTCCTGGGCTTCGCGGTCGGCCGCGTACCACCACTTGAACCATCCCGAATCATCCGCGGGCTCAACGAAAACGAGCTTGTGGTTCGGATACTTGTTGATGTCAGGGTGCCTTGTTCCGTAGGCAGGAGGGTTGGTATGGGCCGCGAGACGCGAATCCTTGAGCTCATAGAACAGGAGATCCGAGACCTTGGGAGTAGGCCTCAGCGCTACCTGACGAACGGATGGTGCAGGATTGATGGGCATCTTGCTTAGGATCGCTTGGGCTGTCGGCTGCGGTTCTTGCGCCAGTCCATCAGCCGGATATTTCCGTTCGAGTTATCGTGGGCGTTGAAGGATTTGTGGTCGACGTCTTTGCCACGAAGCGCCTCTTTGCCGTAACGCCTCTGCATGATCCGGCGCGCCTTGTTCCGGGCAGAGCGCCGGGCAATCTGCTCAGGCGTGCCCTGGTAGTCGGCGTACTCTTTCTTATAGTCACGTGGACGGCTCATAACTTCCACAGGCTACACGCATGCTGGAGATTGACAAGGAGCTACCTTAGGGCGATAGAACGCGTATGCAGCAAAAAGCATCAGAGATCCAAATCGGGGGCGACCACTACAAGAAGGGCGGGATCATGCCTACCGAGTACGCCTTCCGCAACAAGCTCCAGTTCGCTGAAGGCAACGTCGTCAAGTACGTCACGCGGCATCGATATAAGAATGGAGCCGAAGACCTCAAGAAAGCCCGGCACTACATTGACCTCATTCTGGAATTTGAATACGGAAGCACAGGCGATGAACGTACTTCTGATTGATGACAACTCCCACCTTGCTGAGGAACTCCAGAAGGTGGCGCTGGCCGCAGGGCTCAAACTTTCATGGGCTCCCAATGCCCCGTCCGCGGAGCAAGCCTTTTCCGACTCGACCTTCGGGGCAGTAATCCTTGATGCAGAGCTCGATAGCTGTGACACGACTGAGTACCTTCAAAGGATACTGCGCGAGCGTGAGACGGCCGTCATCGTGACTACCGTGGAAGGCATGGCTGCCCGGATCAAGTGGCTGGGGCAGGGAGCCGATGACGCGATGACCAAACCCTTCTCTCTGGCGGAGCTTGTGGCCAGGGTCAAATCCAGCATGCGTCGGTGGATGGGTCGCTGCACCAACGTCTACAAGTACAAGTTTCTGACTCTCGAGTACGACACGCGGAGGGTTCTGCTGGACGGGTATGCGGTACCTATCAGTGCCACAGTGGTCCCTGCTTGAAATGCTGGCTCGGAGAAACGGGGAGGCATTACCTTGGGAAACCGCGATGAAGGTGTGCGGCGTCAGGCCCGGGTCCAAGACAAACAGGACAGGGATCAGAGCACTCAGGGACTTGAGTGCACGGCTCCTGGCTTGGGGCCACCCGCACATCCTCCACGTGGCCACAGGGCGCTACGTGCAACTCATGCAGCGCAAGAGATCCCAGCACAAGCTCCGCCAGATCACGGCACTGAGGAACTTCATCCTGCATTACCCCAGCCTGACATGCCCTCGGGACTACGAGGTACTGGCTGCCATGGTCGCGGCAAACGCGCTCAAGATCAAGAAAGCCCGGCTCAAGAAAGCAGAAGAGGCGGGCATAGTCAAAAAGAGAAAGCGCCGGAAGTGGAGGGTGCCTAAAATTTACCTCGACGACTAAACGAAAAACCCCCGGAGAGACTGAGCTCCCCGGGGGTTTCGAGTATCAGGAGGATTAGTCCTGCGCGTTGCCCGTAACAGGAGCCCCAAGGGACTCGACGTAGGCGTCGGCTGGCAGAACCAGATTCGTAGTAGGCAGCTGGTACACCCCGATCACTGGCTGACGCTGGAACATGATCGCGTAGCCGAACTCAGGGCGGCATGGCTTGGAACCAGAGGCCAGAACCCCACGGAAGTAACCGTAGTTACCGTCCGGGTTGATGAACCGATCCTGAATGTTCAGGAACCGGAAGTCCCCACGATAAGACACAGGGTCGAACTTCGTGTTGCCACCAGGGCTGGTCAGGGGCCGTGGGATCAGCGACTTCATGACCTCGGGGTGCATGATGAACGCTTCCTCGAACGTCGCAGTGTCGTACGCAGGATTGACCTGCCAGCGCTTTCCGGAAGCCCCGCCTTGCCCATCGAGGAACGTACCGGAAGTATGCCCCAGATCCGGGATGTAGAACGGGATCTCGGTGAACCCTTCAGTCATCGTGGTGACGAAGTCACGTGCCAGCGTAGTCCACGTCCCGACAGCTCCATCAGTACCCGTCACTGCAGACTCCGCCATAAACGTGACGGTAGTACCAACAATAGACAGCACGGTGCCTTTAGTAACTGCTCCGCGGGCGCTGGACGTGCTGGCGTAGTTGAACTTCTGGCCTGCGATCAGATTGGTCCCCGCACCCGTAAAGATGAAGGTACCGCGCTTGGTGGAGTTGTCCCACGTGGCCACATACAAGTTAGTGAACACTGGGGCAGCCACCACGTAGTTGTAGCGGGGGATCTGGATGTCGATGAGGTGGTAGAACCCACGGTGCGAACGCTCGACGCCAAGAGGCTTGAGCAATTCATTAACGCTGGGGCTGTACCGATAGTCATCCCGAGTGGCTGGGTTGAGCCGGATAAGCGCGTCGCTGGCTTCGGGGCTGCAGACGAGCGTGAAAATGGGGCGACCGTTCTCGCGCCCCATCGGCTTGTTCCCGCCGCCTTCACGAATGAGCTGGAGGTACAGCACACTGAGGAGACCCTGCGTCAGAGTACCGACCCCAGTAGCCGCGGCCCCAAAGTTCGCGGAGTCCACCGTAGTCGGGTAGTCGTCCCCGGCGGTATCCCACAGGGCTCCAGCATTGGTGCGGGTAGCGATGACCTTGTGCCCGCAGAGACGGCGGTACTCATCGCGATATCGCTTCTGCCAGAGGTAGGACACGTTCTCGACAAGGTTGTCATACACGGCCTTGAGCTGTTCCTGCATGCGGAACGAGAACAGAGCATCGTGCATGAGGATGTTGTTGGACTCGAGGGCCGTGTGCTGGATCCCGTACGTGCGGATGGTCTGAGCAACGTCAACTTGTGTCGCAGTGGGGATGAACGACCCTGTGGCGGAACCGCTCTGACTGACAGAGATGGTATTCCACGAATTGGGTGCGCCAGGAAGCGTACGCTCGTAGGTCAGTACGGAGATGGTATCGCCCATGCCTTCCGGCCAGGCTTCCTGCTGAATGAGCTTGAGCCAGACGGAGGTGTCGATGGTGCGCCGATAGATGTCCGAACTGAATTGCTGGACGGCTTCAACGAGGAAGCCCTGGAGGGTGATGTTACCGGACCCGGTGGGTACAGATTGGTTGGTGGGCATAGTGCTTGCGTGTGGGATGTTTGCCCCGGGCAGCGCGGAGCAAAATAAGGGAAGGGTTACTGCCGTAACTAACAAACAAGGAAAGGACGCTCCCGGAGGGAATCCTTCTCTACTCAGGTCCCGCTAGAGCCAGGCGGGTTACAGTAGCTCTTGGTGTTGGCTGGTGAAGAAGCGCCAGTACTCGCGGGGAGTTTCCCACAACGTAGCCCCCATGCAACCCGCAAAAATGAAAAAACCCACTGGCCTATAAAGACCAGTGGGTTGGAGGGGAAGATGCGTTTGCTCAGTCGCTGAACAGGAACTTGGCGACAGGGTTTGTGGCGCTGTCGGCGGATCCCGAAGCGGTGCCTGCGGAGGCCCCTGGCGTAGCCCGTGTGTACTTGGCTACAGTGCCTTCAAGCTCCTTGATCCGGGCTTCCTTCGACGCAATGGCTTTGAGTACGTCCGGAAGCATGTTCCCTGCAGCCGCCGCATAAGCTCGGACTTCGGGAGAAGCGCGATCGATATCAGAGGACAGGGCTGCCTCCTTCACGGACTTGAGGTCCACACCGTAGGCATCGAGCTTCTTGGATCCGAATAGGTCAAAGACCTTTTCGGTTGCAGTCTTGAGGGAGAGAAGGCGGGCGCGTTCCCCGGCTTCGGTTTCGGCTTGCATGCGGGACTGGGCTTCCTCCCAAGCAGTAGAGGCGCGTTCCCGAAGCTCGGCATCTTTCGCGACCACCATGCCCATGTCGTCGGCAAGGCGGTACAGGCGGGAGCGGTCGCGTTCGCTCATGCCATCCATGAGGTCCTCAAGCAGCGAGTTCTGCCGGGCCGTATTTCCTTCGATCAGGGCGTCGGCCAGCTTCTGCTCGTCGATCTTGTAGTGCTTGGCCAGGGACTCGGCCGCACTCATGATGGCTTCCGTCGGGGACGAAACGAGCTCCTTGTACTCCTTCGTGGCTTCGACTCGGGAGATAGCGAGTTCCTGCTCGTACTTCTGGACTTGTTCCTCGTAGCCCTTGACCTTGTTTTCGAGCTCGGTGCTGACGGCGAGTTTGGACGCATCTGCGAGCTTGGTCTCGTACTCGGCAATCTTGGCTTCGTAGTCCTTGACCTTGGTCTCGAACGTCTTGTTCTCGTTGCGGAGTTCGTTCCACTTGGCTTTGGCCTCAGGGGTCTTGAGTGCCTCGCCCAGGGCTTCGGCATCAGGGAACTTGTCGCTGACGGCAGGAGGATCCGCGTCAGGAATGTCCTTGTACTTGGCAGCCAGGGCCTCGAACGGAGAAAGCTCGGCGGGGGCTGCTACGCTCTCGGGAGTAGCGTCTACGGGAGGTGGTGTGGCGGAGGCAGCTTGAAAAGCTGCTTCAATCGGATTAAGGATATCGGTCATGTGGTTTAGTCAATGGGGGTGGGTGCTGACTGCACGTGATCCCATTCAGGGAGCACCTCAGCCTGAGTGGTGTTGGTCTGCAGGGAGTCAAGGCGCTCAACAGCACGCAGCGCCGCCTCAAACCCTGCCTGAAAGGCATGGCGGGAAGCAGTCACATGCGTATCCTCCCCCACGATGAGGGAAGGCCTGTTGAGGTGCCGGGCTACAGCGATCCCCGCAGCGAATGCAGGGTTGAGTTTGAACTGGGCCCATGCTGCTCGCAGGGCTCCGGATTTTTTCCAGTCAGTGGGGGTCATTTGAGGAAGTCGCGAAGCTCAATCGCCTTCTGGGCGTCGTTGAGCCTCATCTTCTGAGCGAACTCTGCCTGCTTCTGGGCGAGTTTGAGTTCGTTCTCCTCCGACATCATCTGCAGTTTCAAACGGTGTTCAACCAGTTTTTCCTGCATTTCTGGTGTTAGTTGAGGGTTTTGGACCGAATTTCCGCCTTCTTGGGCGGAATCGGCTTCCTGCTGCTGCTGCGCTTCCGCGTCCGCCTTCTCCTGTTCCCGGCGCAGTTTCTCGATCCGCCGCGTGCCATTCGTAAGGATCTCGTTGAAGCTCTTGAGGCGGTTGCGGTAGGCAGAAACCACTTCTTCAGCAACGATGTCCGACTGCACCATCTCGAGGTGCTGGGTAGAGTGGGTGTAGATCTGGAGAACCATCGGCGTGGCTTTTTCGAGAGCCATCTCGCCTTGTTCGACGGCAGCGACCAGAGCATCCATCTTCGGAATGTGGACGTCGAGGTGAACGAGGTGCATTTCGTTCGGCTGAACAGAGACTTCCGTGCCCTGGACAAGCTGGTTGTTTTCGAGCTCGGCCAGCTTGGCATCGACTGGCGTGCGGGGAGTGTCGTCGGCCGGGATGTAGCGATCGGCCTGGTCGTATCCAACCAACGCCGCCACCTGATCCCGGATGAGCCGTCTGCGGCCGAGGGGGTCAAAGCCACTGGACAGCTCAGTGATTTGTTGGAGGAACACGGTACGCTGGGCCTGGGATCCAGCTCCAACCGCCCTCACAGCGCGTGTCTTGCGCCAATCAACAGCGTAAAAGGCGTCAGCGGGCACCCCGCGTTCTTCGAGCCGGGCAACGATGTCAGCGACAAGGGCTCCACCCGGCATGTCGGCCGTGTACCCTGGACGCACCATCCGGCGCACGATTTCACGGAGCAGACGGTCCCATGGAGAGTAGAACAGGGTCAGCGAGGTGACGTTGAGCTTGGAGGCAGCGTCGAGCCGCGCAGCGACCTCGAACCGTGTCTTTTCAGAGTTGGACCCGAGGACAGAGGAGGCGCTGTACTGGCCCACCCGGGAGTTCATGGTATCCGTCAGATCCTGGAGGACGGGCATAGCCGCCGTCGACATGTTGGGGATCGGACGGTCGATGAACTTGACGTTAGGGCTCATCACTGCGAAGTGCCCCATGTAGTTGAACGCAAGACTGTCCAGCGCGGCCTCGCTCTCGGGCTGGATGATCATGGATGAAGACAGCATGGCCCCATCGACCATCTGGCTCCTCAAACGGTTGGAAATCTGAAGGTGCGGGTAGATCTTGTACCCCAGCCCGCGGATCGAGTGGAGCGTCCCGTTTGTCCCGTTCCCGTAGGGGAAAAAGACAAAGGCCTGGGACATGCTGTCGTAGCGGTCCACCCGCTTGTACAGAAAGTCCGCATTGCTCCCATCCTCGAGGCTGATGAAGTGAGAGACCTTGCCAGAGAATTCACGGACCCAGAGGTGGATGAGCTGGACCGTGGCAGACTTGGCCAGACTGTAGAGGTCGTTGTTCTTGAGCTCTGACTGGACCTTCTGCCAGTCCATCTCGTTGTCGGGATTGTAGCTGTGGGCTTTGAGGATGGCCTTGCGGACCTGGTCGTAGTTCCACCCGAGGGCTTCTGCAACTTCACGGTCACGGATGAAATCGTACATCTCGTGGACGTGGAGCGTCTTGAACGCGCAGGCGACTTCGAGCTCCTCCTCGGACGTGCTCGTCTGCCGGGGAACAAAGATCCCGTCGAGGCCTGTCGAGTTGAACCGCCAGTCCCACTCGTCCCGGAAATACGAGATCCCAACTCCATGCAACACGAAGTTGCGTGCAAGGTTCAGGTAACGGGGATTGAAGTCTGGCCAGAGGCGCAGGGCACGGGAGACTTCTTCGGAAATGATCCCACTCCACTCATTGCGCTGCTCGAGTTCTCCTACGGTAGTCTCCACGCGGAGGAGGTGTTCCACAGAAGCAGTCAGGTCGATGTACGCAGCCATCGCGGACTCGAGGAAGGCTTCACCTTGTCCGAAATTCAGGTTGCACCGGAACCCCTGTCCCGTAGCCCGCAGGTGCTTATCATCGAATGGGGAGGCTCCATCTACGGCCGACTGGACGCGCGCCCGGTTGATGGCGTTGACCTCGTCCCCTTTCCGCAACGCAGAGTAGATTTCGGTTGCCGTCTTCACCGACTGAAGCCGCGAGACAGGCGGGGCCCCCGTCTCGGGAAGGTTCGCCAGCGGCAGATCGGAGAAGTTGTTGAGCGGGTCCATCGTGGTAAATTACTGCTTGACGCAAAATAATGCAAGGCGCGCTGCGTCAGGAGAGCAGTTCCCTCTCGGTCCAGTACACGGAGTCCCACCGCATCATCTGTTCCTGGAAAGCCTTGTGGCGGGTCTTGTTGACCTCAAACCGTTCGTTTCCCGAAAGACCGAAGCGTTCGCGGCACACGTCGATGAGAACGAAGGCGGCATCTGCAATATCCGGGCTATGCCCCGTCCGCGCACGGTAGTCGGTCTTGGACTCGACCTTGATCTTGACGCCTCCGGACTTGGTAGTCTCGTAGGTTCGGCCGACCATTTCACGGGCGAGGTCAGGACCGATATTGCGGAGCTGCCCCGATCGGATGAGCTCTTTCCCGACGTGCCAGATCTCGGACATCCGGTTAGTGTAGCGATCCTTGGCCGGGCCTTCGTCGATGGCTGACATGCGTCGCATGGTAGCGGACCCACCGAAGTTCACGCGGAAGAATGAAGACGTCCCCCACTCGACTGCAACCATGTCGGCAAAGGGCCCCCCGCCTCCTGTCGCATCGAGCCCCGCACAGTGAGGCAGGACTCCCCGCTTCCGGCACTCGGCAATGAAGGCTCGCGCGATCTGCTGACTGCGGGGGGTATCTTTGGAAAACACATCCTCCTTGATGGCTACCCACTCATCCAACTGGAGGACGGTCCTGCCGTCGCAGGGTCCCACGGTTCCGAAGTAGGCAATCGTCCTATCACC